AACAGTCGTTCCCGTTGTTGATTGGCCAGTGTCGTTTTCAATATAAAATTCCTGATCTTTAGATACTGGCACGGCTGGCAAAGATACGAATTGCTCACCTATTCGCGGTGCAACATGGAACGAGCCTATATAAATTGATTTAAAATTAGCATTCGGCACATCGGCATGGTCGCCAGCGTTGTTAATGTTCATGTCGCGGCGGTAAAGATGAAAAGCCTTGTTGTTTGCGGGTGCAACAGCCATGTTTACGATTAATACCGCATCACCAGCTTTGACGTTATCCGCCAACGTCATCTGCGTGACTGTTCCCACGTTGAATGATGTGTTGGTGATAGCCGATGGATCACTGATAACAACGTCTTTGGTCGCCTCTTCTGCTATTGCTGCGCCTGTATTTATAGTCATACCGCCACCATCGCTTCAGCTTCTTTAATAGCTTCTTCCAAACGAATCATTAACGGCACAGTTCCGCATGTTTCATCAACAACATCATCACCAGTGAAAGGTTTTGATGCCTCAATCAGTTCTTTTATAATTTTCAATTCCTCCTTACTCATGCCATACGCTCCGCTTGTACTTGCCCTGCTGTTACTATGCCTAAGCCTAGCTGTGTGGCTCGGCTGATTGATGTATTGCCAAGTGATAAGATGTTTGTCTTATCTGTTTCGCTGAATGCTAATAATCCATCATCAACTAGGCCCATTAAAATGCTGGTGAATTTGCCCAATATCAGCGGGTTAGTCACGTCGAATGATTCAAACGCTTGCAGCGCCCGTGCGGCTACTTTTGCGGCTTGCGTTGTGCCAGACTCTATCTCTAACAACAAATCTGTTAACACGAGGTACTGTTCAATATCGTGCGTTGAGATGATTTTTAACGAGGCGATATTTTTAGCGTTTAACGAGCTGGCAACGGCTTCGTTGCTCATGCCAGAATAACCAACGGCGCTTGGGTCGCTGACTATTTCATTTTTAAGGATAGTCATGGCTATGAAGCGCTATAAGCAACCGCAGGAAACTGCAATGTGATTTCAGATCCATCGGTTATGCCGGTATAGTCCAACGCGCCAAGCGGCACAATGTCTGCATCGGTTCCGGCGGTTGTATCTTCGTCGTAACAAAGAATGAGTTTTGCCATGGTGTTATTCGTTGCTCCACCGGCTAATGAATACACTAAATCTGGCCAGGTGAGTTCATAGGCATTTGATGTGTCGTTAGGTGCTGGTAAAGCGGCTATGTCTGCATCGGTTAATGTTTTACGGGCATAGTTTGTGAAGTCGGCCTCGGTATTGCCACCCGCTGTTAATAACGCGCCCAAGGTGTCGTAATCTTCTAATACGGCATCTGCTTCTGCTGCTTTTAGCAGCACAACAACAAAGGCGGAATTTGCCGGATTGTTTGTTTTTACGTTTTTATAAAGCTCGACAATGCGACCCTTAGAAATGTTGAATGTGATGTTTGACATGTATTACCTACCTTTTTTAATAAAAAAGCCCCGGTTAAGGGGCTTTTTTCTGGTATCTAAAAACAGCGGCTAAGATTCCTTTTCGGCTTCTGCTTTAGCTTCTGCTTTAGCTTCTGCTTTAGCTTCTGCCTCTGCTTTAGCTTCTGCTTTAGCTTCTGCCTCTGCTTTAGCTTCTGCCTCTGCTTTAGCTTCTGCCTCTGCTTTAGCTTCTGCCTCTGATCTGACTTCCGCTTTGGATTTCGCATTAGCTTCAGCAATGGTCCCATTGGCTAACAAAGATTTTGCTTTTTCCTTTGTTAGCTCAATAGAGTCATCTGCCACATACTTTTTTCCATCCCTTTTTAGGGCTGATAAAACGGTATATTTAGACATTTTTGCCCCTTACGCGATGGCGTCTTGAATGAAGTAACCCAGATCGTTTGCTGTTACCAGCTCTTTAACCGACTCACCAACACGGATTGTTTGGCCACCATTTAAGCCGCGCTTTTCTTCGATGATTCGACGAGAAACACGCTCTCCAAATTGTGCCGTTAAACCAAAGGTGGTGCCTCTGTCTGCATCGGCCAGTTGATCACGGTGAATAAGTGAAACGTGGTTACCCCATACGCGATTGAGCGAAACGGCTTGACCGGGTTTTGCAATATTAACCCTGCTTTCACCAATCAAAACATCATCCAACTCTAGCAATGTTGCAATAAACGAACGCGGTACCACGCCTGCATCACCACTGTTACCGTGGTACGCTTTAACAATATCCGGGTGTTGAGACAATGTGGTGTACACACCCCGACCAAATACGGCAATGTTTGCACGCATAATCATTGAGTCGAGCGCATCCAGCAAATCAGCTAACGGTGTGCTGTTGGCATAATCTGACCACTGACTAGTACCCGACAATGTTTGCTTATTGTTGGCGCCATAACTGGCTGGGTTAAAAACAAGCCCAGCTGCTCTTACCTCACGCCCCAGTTCAATGACGTTTGTTAAGTTCATGGTGGCTTGGCCTTCTGGGTCTTGATTTTCCGCCGCGTTATCTAAATCTGCCTGTGGAATAAAATCATCCAGCGCATAATCAACCGTTGAATCGGTCTTTTCTTCTGAGCCGTATTCAACTTCATTGGCGACTGATTTACGCCCAATTTTAGTATCGGGTACCGTAAAGCCATCAGCTAAATCATACAGCTGGTATTTAAAGGCTTGCTTACCCACGGTAACGCGTGGAAGAACTTGATCGGCGATCATGCGCTTATTCCTATAAGCGATTGAAATAGCCGTTAAATGTGGATCTATTGGAAATGGTGCATTACTCATAATATGTTACCCCTGCATGACTGATGGATTGATAAGAACTTTGCCGATATCACCGACAACGCCTGATACTTCTGCTGTACCAATAATGCGTACATTTGCGCCCGCGCCGGGGGCTGCTTTTATTGCCCTACCTGTTGCATCGGCTGTTAGCTCTTCGCCCCGTGCGACGGTACCGCCGTATTCAACATCGGCAATGCCCACGCGAATAACATCTACACGTTCGCCGATGAGCGTTTGTAGCGTATCGGTAACACCGATTGATAGATCAGCCGCAGCGGCTGCGTGTAAAACTTCGCCATCGGCTGAGCCGAATTTGACGATACGGTGTGGCTCTGTTTGCGCTTGCGCCACGTAGTTTTTAGTTACTATTGGATTCATTCTGCTTCCCCGTTTTGGATTTTCTTCATTGCTTGCGCAACACTCATGGTGATGCCTTTACCGGCCGCTTCCGCCACCATTTGCGTGGCTTGCTGCGCCATTTCTTTTGCATTTGCATTGCTTGATGCAGACGGTGTTTTTACGGCTGGTAATGGCTTTTCGCGGTTTTGCACAGCGTTTAGATTTGAGCTGCGTAGTTCGTTTTCGGCCTTTAGCACGGCTACGGCTGCTTCGCCGCCGGTTGTTTTGCCATCAAACTTTAGCGAGGCGATGAGCTCTTCATGCCCTGCCATGCATTGCGCTTCTACGGCTTGAATACGCTCGCGTTCTTGCGTTGCGCCCAAGGCTTGCGATTCATCTAAATTTAACGATGCAACACCTTCTGCAAACACACTTTGATAAACATCAGGATGATCCGCTTTTAGCGTACTCACCGTTAATGCTTGTATTTCAATCGTGGCAGGTACGTCTTTGCCCGATCCTTCTTTGTCACTAGCAGCCATATGGCCTCCTGTTGTTGACATGGAACCGGACAATCCGGCAATAACGGATTCAAGTGAACCCAGCTTGTCGGCCAATCCAGCATCTACCGCTGCTTGGCCTATTAATACCTGACCGCGAATAGCGGCCACTGCATCAACTGTCATACCGCGACCGGTGGCCACGGCGTTTAAAAATACGTCCTCTACTGCATCAATTTGCGTTTGAATAACGGCTTGACCTTCTTTTGTGGATAGGTCTGGCCTTTTATCGGGCGCACGTGATGACACCAGCTCGCGTGCTGAATCGTCTTTTGATGTTTTGTAGCCCACCACCACGCCAATATTGCCAACCATTGCGGTGGCATCTATTACAATTTCATCGCATTGGGACACAATCCAATAACCTGCGCTGGCAGCTACATCGCCCACATAGGCAATTGTTTTTTTGTTGGCGGCTTTGGCCATGTTTGCAAATTCATTAATACCGCTTACTTGCCCACCGGGTGTGCTGGCATCAAACACAATTGACTTAACTTGTGGATCGGACAGGGCTTTTTGATAATCTAGCGCTAACATTTCTATGGATGTTGCGCCCGATACTTCGGTAAACAAGTTGGCCTTGGGAAATATTGGCCCACTAACAGGCACAATGGCGACATTGCCCCGCATAACAACCGATCGCGTATTTTGCAAAGGCCGCCCGAGTTCTTTTGCTACCGCCTCGGGTGATGTTTCGCGATTTACTACCGATTCAATCACGTCCATCATTTCTGGCATAATCGCCCACGGCGCACCAGCTGCTAAAACATCTAATGCTCTAATCGTCATCGTCTTCCTCATCTTCTTTTTCGTCTGGCAATAAAAAACCAGCTTCTTGGCTGGTTTGCTGTACTAGTCCATCTTTTTCGCGCCGCTGCTTTTCTTTTACCGATTGTGCGTGGTTGTCTGACCAATCACCGCCTGTTGTTTCCTTTGTTATTTGTTCTAGGGTTTTCACGCCCATATCAAGATAAATAAGGTCACTTTTTGCGGCTTTTAGTGGGTCAATCTGCCCCGGTGTTTGACCTATCCATTCGGTGCCTAAGTAGGCGGCTCTTACAAATGGGTCCGCAAAATAGCCGGGAGCGATAAGCCTACCCAATGCCACGGCTTCATCTATAAAGGCTTCGTATATGGGTTGGCAAAACTTTTCTGCCAACCATTGGCGGCGCGCCATGAAAAATCGCCAAGCCTCAATTAAGGCCGCACGCGAGGCGGAATAACTGGCTGTGAAGTGCTTGATGAGTATTTCATACGGTAGTTCCAATGCCGTCCCTATTTGGCGCAAAATGGCCAGTACAAATGGGTCAAATGCCTGATTTGGCCTGCCGGGGTCGGCTATTTCTATTGATTCATTGGTACCTAAACCTACAATTGCGCCATTGCCTAGTGAGAGATCATCGCCGCCTTCCGGTGCAACGACTTCTCCATCACCATCTTCTGTTTTTATAAAAACGGAAAACATGCCCCCGATAACAGCGGCCATTAATTCGGCCTCTGTATAGCGGCCTAGTTGTTTTAGCGAGTCTATTACGGGGGCTAAATCGGGTATGCCCCGCGTTTGCCCGGGTCGTAATGGCTTAAATAGGTGGAGTATTTGCGGTTTCCCACTGCTATCTAGCGCATTTATTTTGCGCCATTTTGTTTTTTTGCGGCCCAGTGTCGAGCCGGGGTGCGTTGCGACAACGTGATACTTTAATCGCGCGCCATATTCGTCTTTTTCTATGCCATCAACTAAACGGGCGTTGTTCCGTTTTTTGTTTTCGTTACATACCCGCTCGGCTTCTATCATTTGCACAGCTAGGCGGTAGGGTAGGTCTTTTCTTGGCTTATCTACAAATAAGCTGAAGGCATCACCTTTTTCTAGTGTTGATCTAAACGCTAGGTCTTGCAAGCCTGCAAAGGTGCTGGCTCCATCAATATCGAGTGTTTTGGCCACCAGGTTAAATTCAAATTCGGCCCTTGCTTGCCAGTTGTCGGCTTGTTCTTCTGAAATATCTAAGAACTGACGTTTTACAGCTGCTTTCAGTTTTAGGCCAGAGCCTACAACGCTGGTAACTTTGGTATTTATTGCCCCTGCTGCTAATGGATTGTTGCGAATAAGGTCACTTGATCTATCCCTTAGTTTTGGCAGGTCGTATTCTAGCGCGCTATCTGCATCTAACGAGGGTGCGCGCCAGCCTTGCATTGATCGCTTATTGCTTGCGCCGGTGTAACCGCCCATCATGGCGGTCATTTGTTCTTGCGCAAGGTCCCGCGCAACCGAGGCGGGTAGCAAGAACGAGCCAAATTGTGTACTAACGGACTTAGCCAAGTGGAACACCCCTTATAATGCGAATGCCACCACGGGATAGACGCTTGAGTTGACCATTCCAGTAAGCAATATTTTCGCGAATAACGCCCGCATCCGCACTGGTGTACGAACGGCCGGATTTTGAAAAAGCCTGACCTTGTGAAACGGCTGTGTCTGCCGCTAACCATTCATCTAACTTTGCTTGCGCTTGTGCTTTAGTAATACCTGCCATTACAGTTGTACCCCTTTGCTTATTTGCCCTTTTCGAACATTTCTTGTTTGTATTACTGGTGATTCTTTTTCGCTTTCTACCACCAACACATTGCTATCCCATTCGGCGGCCCATGCGGGTGGGTTGTCCCAATTGATGCCGAATAGTTTTGTTTCTATCATTTTTATTTTTAGCAGCGCATCGGCGTAGTAGAACAAGTCGAATGTTTCGTTTCGCTTGCCTTTCGGTTGCTCCCAGCCTTGATCTGTTCTTACTTCTACGGTTAGCTCTTCGTAAAAAGAGGCTTTTAGGAAGTTGGGAAAGTGGATGTACCCACGCCCGTGCGTGCTTCTTGCTAAATCGTTACTGAGTGAGTCTTTTAGTTTTGTTGAATTGAGTATCCACAGCGGTATTTCGCCCCGTGCATTGGCTCGTTTTTTGTTTTTGCTGGTGTTTTCCGGGTAGCTTTTTGTAACCGTTGCTTTGTTGGCCTCTGGCTTTGGCCGTTCGCCTTTTAATAGTGCAAAGTCATTTTGTTTGCGTTGCTTTTTTAGGCTGCGCCAATAGTCGTATGCGCGGCCTGTTACGCCTTTTTCACCACCTGAATCTGAGCCTGTTTTCATGATGCACATGTAACGACCTGAATCATCGGCCAGTGGGTAACGGGCGTTCATCACTTTTTCGGTTATTAGGTCCCAATCTTCTAAATACGCGGCTGGGTCACACGGTACTGGCTCGTCGCGTTCTATCCGTTTGGATATTCTTATGGGGTATCTGTCAATCACCCATCGTTCGTAGTTGACACCGTAGCCGACCACTTGTACTTCAAACCCCCAGCCTTGCACATCGATAGCGGCTATTAGGAATCGCACTCCTTTGGGTACAACGCCTTGTTTTAAATCTTCTGCTCTGTTGCGGTATTCTTCTGCACTAACGCCTGAGACGGTATTGCGCGATAAGAACGCAGCGCCAAAGTCTACGTTGATGCAGGCTTTTAGGTTTTGCTCTTCGCCTGTTATGTCGTATTCGCGGCAACTGGCGAGGTATTTTTCTACCATTTTGTCGCAATCGGAATACGCGGCAAATATGCCTGGAAACCAAAATGAGGCGATTCTTAGTTTTCTTTTTTCACCAACGACTTTGCCATTTTCTACGCGGCAATCTTGCGGAACCCATAGGCCCGTTTCGTTCATTTTCTGTTTGTGCTTTAGGTCAATCATGCAGCCATTGGCTGAACAAACGTATGATACTTTTCGTTGCTGTTCGGTAACTGTTGCGCCAAACATGTCTCTGCTGTGGGCAAAGTCTAGCCCGCGCTCATCGGCTGGGGGCATGTAGTATTCGCCACATTCGGGGCATTGCACGTAGTAGCGGCGCATGTCGCCCATGTTAAAGAGCGATAGGCCACCGGCGCAGGGTGGTGCATCGTGTCCGTAACGTGGTCGCCATTGTGGATCGGTTATTTCAAAGCCAGGCGATGTTTCCACCAGTGTCATGCCACGGCTTAGAAATTTGGCTGTTCGTTTGCCCATTAGGAAGAACGGCGAACCTTCGCCCGATACGTCCTGCGTCATTCTGTCGTAATCGGTTATTAGCCCAAATTTTAAGGGCTTACCGGATAGTTCGTTTATTGATGGCCAGCGCTGGAACAGGATCGCGCCGGATTTAAATACT